GCCATAGACTTACCGGCACCAGTCGGGGCGATAACAACTCCGAGTTCGCCCTTCCCAAGTCCTTGATGAGTAATAGCATCAACTTCTGTCCAACCTGTTGAGATTGGATCTCTGGATTTAAACTCAAATCTTTTCTCAAAGTCCTTGATATAATCATAACCAAGATCAGAATTAGATCCAAGAATGAGGGCTTTGTTGATTACGTCTGAGATTTCATCAAAAGAAGATTTCTTCAAGAGTTTCACAGACTTAAGCATTGCCTCTTTAAGTTTCTGCTTTCTGCAAAAGTCAAGAGAAGTGTGCTTGATATACTCTGAGTCTGCCGGGTCAGACTTGTGAATCCTTGCGAAGTAATGACGAACTTGCTCTTGGATTGCCTCTGGGTACTTCTCAAGTTGTGTTCTCAGGACTGACTTCATGATTTCCTGAGAAGGATGAACAGAGAACTTCTCCCTATAGTTCACCACAAGTTCAACAAAAGTCTGAAGGTATTTTAGTTCAAGGAAGTTGATGTCCATTACTTCAAAAATCTGATCCGCAAAGGGACGATCTATCAAAATCAAATGACATAAGCTTTCTTGAAAACTTTTTCCATATTGGCTAAAGTCTTCTTTTGACATCTATGCTCCAAGTGCCCAATAATATAACACGACTATTTTGCTCTGTCAATGATTTTTTATGATTCTTTTGAAGGTCGCAAAGAGGTCATCGAAGTTGTATTTGTTGAAGCCGTCTTTTTGTATTCTTGCAATAATTTCTGTTTTGTTAAGTTCTGGTTCAAAGTTTTCTAGTGCGTAATCTATCTTTGTTTTTCCCTGAATAGAGATACTGGGAGAATAAAGTTGCATAATTTTATAGTTTTCCCTTATGATATCTTCCGATTCTAAGATAGAAGTATAAGCTTTTAATCCTGTGTTATCGTTTTTGCAGTGCTCAAATAACTTATCAAATGTTACCTGCTTTTCTTCGATGAAGAATGGCATTCTTTTGGAAACTGTCGGCAGACCCACGGAAGGGGCACCCTTGAGATTATCTGAAGAGTCTCCGGCAATGGCACGAGCAAGGGCAAAGTTTTCCGGATGGATGCCGAATTCTTCGATGATTCTCGGCTTGTTTACATAGACTCCCTTGATTGGTCTGTAAACTACAGTTTCGTTATCACAGATCTGAAAGAAGTCTTTGTCACTGGAAACAATAATCTTTTGCCAGCCTTTATACTTATGGTGCTGGCAAACATAAGAAATAATATCATCTGCCTCAGTTCCGTCAACCATTAACTGAATCAGTGGGCAGCAGTTAAGCATTTCTATAAGCCGCTGCTGTTGCCAGACCTTGTTGTGCATTTCCTCATCTTCTGTGAGGTTTCTAACTTCGCGGTGAAGGCGAATTGGCTTTCTACCTTCTTTATAGTTCTTGTTTACAGATTTTCTTTTCGCAGATCCCCCAGCGCCGTCCCAAGCAATTATAATCTCATCGGGTCGCATTTCCCTGCAAAGCTTCTGTAGAATGCCGATAAAGCCCTTGTAGCCACCAATTGGCTGACCATTAGCAGAAATACTTTTATTTGCTATGTAAGCCCTGAAATAAGCATTGAGAGCATCAATTACCACCAGCCTCTTCATTTTCTTCTTCTCCGTGTTCTTCTATCTTATCTTCTTGTTGTTGTGCTGTCAAGAGTGATTCTAGAAATTTCTCTATGATGTGGTCTTTCTGTTTCTCTTCTTCGGCGTTGATCCAAGCCCATATCCAAGTTGACTCTAGTTGTGAAATTTTTGTTTTTAGTTCTTCGATTTGAACTTTGAACATTTCAAGGTCTTCATCGTCAAGGTCGCCTGGATCGATGCCAACTTCCTTGGCAAGCTTGTGAAGAGTCAAGATCATGTCTTCTTCGAGCGCCTTAGACGCCTCCACAAAAAGCTTTTTCTTTCTTTCCCTTTCCTCATCAGAGCAGTCAAGAAGTTTATCTGGATGAGCAGCGCTGGCGATCTTCTTATAAAGATCTTTTGTTTTCTTTCTTGGCTTTCTCTTCTTGTTCTTCTTGGTGCTTCTCTGAGGTGGTGGACCCTTCTTTGACTTTGGCTTGCCTCTGTTTAAATTAACGCCTTTCTTTTTTGCTGTTTCATCGAGGGCTTCTTCAAAAGCTGCTTGGCTTTCATTCATAATAGCCTGATGGTATTCTAAGTCAGCCTCAAGATATCCCAACTCAGAAACCATCTTTTCGTATTTTGCTTTTGAAGATTGGCTGCCCATACTAACAAATAGTATGGAAATTCTTCTTAGTCAATAGCAAAAGTATTTTCTTGTACTTGAACTTCTTCATCGTTATCGTAGAAATCTTCTGCGTTGCCTTGGCGAGTGTCAAACTTCATGATAACTTCCTCGTCCATAAGTTGATAAACTCGCTGACGGAAACGATCATTTTGCATCTTTTCGACCCACTTAGCGGCTTGAAACTTTTCTGTCGTTCCATCTTCAAAAACCATAGTATACCAAGCACCTGATTGAATAATATTATCAGATCCCTTGACAGCATCGAAAAGAGATTCATCATCTTGAATTGCAACCTCATTGCCTCCCCAAAGGATTCGGAAGTTGCAACTTCTTCCCGCAGTACCAAAGCGAGACTTTTCTAGCTTGACTTTGACTTCTGATCCAATACGGAAACCATTGTCATCTAGCACAAAACTTGCTTTTGCTTTTCGACCAGTAAGCCAGATTCGCAAAGAATAAGCATATGGCAGGGCTTTTCCACCAGGGGTGACGTATGGTGTTGTCATTGCCTCTGCTGCAACTCTAGTAATGTTTGTCTTAAGTTGGTTTAGGACTAGCAAAGTTGCTTGAGCATTTGCGATTGGAATTGCCAACTTTGACATTGCGCGCGCTAAGATTCGTGCCTTCATAGCCATTTGAGACATGGGATCAAAACTACCTTCAACTTCGCTATTTGCCGGGGTCAGCGCCAAAGAATCCCAAATAAAAAGAAACTGATTATCGTTGTTCAAGAGATCTTCGATTGTTTCAAAAACAAACTCGACACTTTGTGCCTGAACATACAGCAGCCTTTCTAGATCACAACCCGCATTAACCAAAAAGGAAGGATCGATCGCAGATTCCGAATCAAAATAAACAACATCTATACCCATCTTTTGAGCATTTGCTGCAATTTGAGCAGCCATGTAGGACTTGCCAGTAGCCTCAAGTCCAGCAATTTCAGTGACCTTGCCTACTGGAATTCCTGCATATTCTCCTCGGCTGATAATAGAATCTAGCCATCGAGATCCCGTTGGGATCCACTGTGTAACTTCTGTAGGATTTGCTTCATTGAGGTCGTGAGCAACACTCATGCCTGCCTTCTTATTGATAAGCTTTCTCATATCAGCCATGGAAAGCTTGCCTGCTTTTACTTTTGCCTTTGCCATTCATTTCTCCAAGTTGGTGTGTATTATAACAAGCTTAACCCAAATGTCAAGCGATAATTAAAATTTCTGATGATTTTCCCATTTTCTTCGTTGTGATATTCTTCATGCCGTATGCCCATGCTGCCTCAATGATTTCGTAATCTTTGTATAGATCTCTTATCTCTGGAGTATCATTGTATGAAAGAACCCAGTTGTTTCTTTGACTAAGGATATCATAAAGACCTTTGTGATCAAAGCCAGAGTGAAGATCGCCATCCTTGCCATATAACTTGTCTCTATCCATCCAGTATCCTTCAATGACTTTTCCTGTTCTTTCATCAGTGTGCTTTGGAATCCACTCTTTATCAAACATATAAGGAGGATCCAAATAAAGAAAAGCATCAGGGTGTTTGGCGATAGATTCTTTGAAATCCATTTGTTGGACCGACAAGTTTGGCTGACGAAAGTCCCTCACCCTATCGATGGAACTGTCTGTGAACCGAGCATAAGAAGCTCTTTTTGAAAAGCCACCTGAAAGGGTTGCTCCCGAAAAACTGGACCGATTGATAGCATACACCTTTGCTGCCAAGTCAAAACTGAACTGAGGATTTTCTTTTTCTATCTCCTCTCTTATCTCTTTCCTGAATTCACGGAAAGCTTCTGGAGCGAGTCCTCTTTTCTTTTCAATCTTTCCTTGGTGTTCGTATTCTTTCTCAACTCTAAAAGAATCTGAGAGTTCGGCTAGGTGATCTGGGTCTTGGAGTAACGCCTGCCAAAACCAAACAAGAGGGACGAAGATGTCATATCCATATACCTTCGTCCCTCTTGCGGCAACAGCAAGTTCCACCGATGCGCCACCAAGAAAAGGCGAGCAAAGTTCTTCACAGTCTTCAGGAATATGCGGAAGAATGTGCTTAACAGCACGAGACTTGCCGCCTGGGTATCTAAGTGGCGTCTTGCTGGTCATCCCTTTCTCCATAATAAGTGTTGGGGCATCTTTGAACCCATGCCCCCCTGCGGTTGATGTGGCTTACGAGTTCATAAGCTCGTTGAATACTGCGCTCACATCAGTCTGAGCCTCGGAAGAAGATGTTTGGGGGGTTGCATCTTCTGCGGCGGCTCCATCCAAAGAACTCATAAAGTTATCCAGAATGCCTTGGATTTCGTCCTGGCTCTTTTGAACGAAAAGCTTGTCAAATTCTGGAATACTCCCAATAAGCTCTCGGGTTCGAGAGGTGTCTTCGCTAAGAGGAGACGAGCGACGACGAGGAGTTAGAGTTGTCTTTGGGTAGCTTGCACCTGGTGGCTTACCATATGTAAGGGTAAGGTCGGTGCCGTCTTCGGTGTC